GATCCTGGATGTATATGTTTAGCTAAACTATCTGTTTTAGAACTAATATTAAACCAAGAACTTTCTACAAAACACTTATCTAAAAAATGTTTATCATATCCAAGAGCAACTAAAAATGTTCTAGAGTGAAGTAAAAAATCATTTAAAAGAGGAACAAAAAAAGAATCATTAACAAGATCATAAACATTATGCGACGTGTCTACATTTAGTATTGTATTTCTATTTAAAGAAAGTTTTTTAGATAATTTAATTATATGTTTTTTAACACGAGATAAATCTTCTGATAAAAAAGTTTTGTAAATAGGTACGGGAAACAGACTATCTATTTCTGACATGAAATAGATATACTAAATGGTTAATGTTCCGTCCACTGTAAAAGTCATAATTTTATCACCACCAGGGTGAGTAGTAATTGTATTAGTTCCTGGAGCAATTGCTAAGAAAGGAGGTGCACTTGGGCCCGGTACTCTCATATACACGACACCTGAGCCTCCATTACCACCGCCTTGGTTAGGTGATCCACCACCACCTCCACCACCACCTGTATTAACTGTACCAGCAGTACCTCCACCTGCAGGTGTATTACCAGCACCACCACCTCCTGGTCCTCCTGAACCTGCACCAGAACTACCTGCTGTAATTCCACCTCCGCCACCACCAGCGTAAGTCACACATGCACCTGTAATATTGTTTGCTGTTCCTGGTCCACCTGGTCCACCTGCGTTAGATGGACTTGGTCCACTTCCTGGTGTTGTAGCGTTAGATCCAGCTCCACCATGTCCTCCACCTCCACCACCACCTGATGGCGGAAAGTCAACTCCCATTCCTCCTGGATTTCCTTGTGATGGACTTGTTGGAGGAGTATTACCTGCTCCTTTATGACCAGGCTGAGTTCTCATGTCTGATACACCACCCCCTGATCCTCCGGGATGACCTGCTCCTGCTCCTGTTGGAGGAGAATTTGATGTGCAAGGTGTTCCTCCACCTCCACCACCTGTTGCAGTAAATGCAGTTCCACCAACTCCAATTACCGAAGGTTCTCCACTTGCACCAGCAACTGGTCCACCTGAAGGGGCTGGAGTTGCAGTTCCACCTGCTCCTACTTGAATTGTTTGAGGTCCTGTTAGTGAAAGAACTGACCCACCAGGCCAATTTGTTCTAAATCCACCAGCTCCACCTCCACCACCTTTATCTCTACCACCAGCACCACCACCAGCGACTACTAAATAATAAACATCTAAACTTCTTAAAACACTTCCATCTGGCCATGAATCATTTCTTCGAGCAGAATATTGACTTTGCATTGACCACATACCACTTGCTTTATTTAATTCTTTTACGATTACTATTCCTGAACCACCAGCTCCGCCACAACCACCTGGTTCTTTTCCACCGCCGCCACCACCACCGCCAGTATTAACTGTTCCTGCTGTAGCACATGTAGAAGATGGTCCTTGACCACCAGCTCCGCCACCCCCAGCTCCACCAGCACCTTTACTTCCAGGAGCCATTCTTTTTCCACCACCACCGCCACCACCATAAGTGACACATGATCCTGTTATTGAATTTACCGTTCCAGCTCCACCTGCTCCAGCATTAGCTGATGTAGGACCTGGTTGATCAGCATTTACTCCTACCGCTCCAGCTCCACCACCGCCACCACCAGCTTGAGCACATGCAGAAGTACAAGAACAAACAGCGTTTCCACCAGCATTTCCTAAATTACCAGGTTGAGGAGGAGTATTTCCAGCTGCTCCACATGATCCAGGGTGAGGATTTCCGTAACCTCCACCACCACCGCCTGATCCTCCTGCTGAAGCATCGCTGCCAAAACTTGGAAAACTTTTTGAACCTCTTCCACCTGATTCTGAAGTGTAAGTTGTGCATCCTATTGTTAATGAAGAATCTGTTCCTGCTGTATCTTTAGCACCTCCTGCTCCTACAACGTAGGCATAAGGAGAGCTTCCACATACTTCTAAATTTGAAAGAGGTCTAACACCTCCAGCTCCACCACCACCACCGGATCCACCTGAAGTGCTTCCTCCACCACCACCGCCAGCGACGATTAAAGTATCAATTAATCTTGTTCCAGCTTGTGTAGTTAAAGATCCAGGACCACTTGCAGTTCCGGATGTAACTTTACCTTGTCCGAAAGAGGATGAGTTTTTTTTTCCGATTATACCGCCATTTGATCTGGCCATAACTTAGTTCTCCTTATGCGGATACCCAAGCTAATGTTGATGTATCCCAGACCCACTTCTGGTCAAATTGATTTGTTGATTCGTTGTAATGAGTTTCTGCTGTCCACCCTTGCGCTACATCATCCCATTGAGCTCTTTTAGGATGATCTGCGTCATCACCTTCATTTGTTGGTCTTGCAATTGGTGGTTGCCAATCATCATTTTCATCTAAAGCCCATGAAGTATAAGGTTGTGGTGCAATAAATTTATCTTTTGCTGCATCATAAGTAAAACCTATGCCAGCATATTGTTTTCTAAATTTGTTATTATAAGATGTTTGTTTCCAAGTTCCACCTTTATAAAATTCTCTACACCATGTTTCACCATCAACATGCATGTCATTAGTGCCTAAAATTCCATCAGAGGTTCTAACATCGTTTCCTACAACGACCACTCTAACTACTTGATTTGCTCCATTTAATTCTGCGAAATGTGCCATATTATTCTCCTGTATTTATATTTATAAATTAATCCTAACTTATTGTCAATGTACCATCTACAGTAAATGTCATTACTGTATCACCGCCAACAGGGGCTTTTGTGTTAGTTCCTGGGGCTACTGTATAACTAGGTCCAGCAGGTCCAGGTGCTCTTAAAATAACAATTCCTGATCCACCAGCAACTCCACAGGCAGCACACATAGATCCTCCGCCACCACCACCAGTGTTTACAGTTCCAGCAGTTCCAGATGCAGGTCCTGCTCCACCGGCACCGCCACCACCAGCTCCACCAGATCCAGCAGTAGAAGGAGCAGCTACTCCACCTCCACCACCACCAGCATAGGTTACAGCGGCTCCTGAAATACTATTAGGTGCTCCATCTCCCCCATCACCACCATTAGTTGTTGGAGTATCTACAGATTCTCCTCTTTGTGTAGCTCCACCGCCACCACCAGCTCCATACTCAGGACTACCTTGTCCTGATCCACCAGGATATCCTTGAATTTGATCAAAACCAACTAATCCTCTACCATATCTTGATTGAGCATTTACTGATCCAGCTCCACCACCTGATCCACCAGTTTGACCTCTTCCTTGCAAGATGCCTGGATTACCACCACCAGCTCCACCACCAATAGATTCAATAAATCCTACTTTTGAAGGTTCACCGCTAGAAGCATAACCTGGACCAGGTCCACCAGCTCCACCAGCTCCAACTTGAATAGTATTTGAACCTGGATTTAAATATATTTTTTTACCACCTGGAAAAGATGTTTGATAACCACCAGCACCTCCACCAGCTCCTTGGTTAGCATTACCACCACCCCCACCACCAACTACTAAATAATCAAATGAGTGAGAAGGCACTGCTCTTGATCCAACTGTAAGAGTTCCATTAGCTACAAATTTAGCAATCCATTGTTCGCCATCATAGAAAGATGTATTACATCCTGGTGCTGCAGTTAAACCTACACCACTTCTAAAGAAAGCAACTCCTTTACCACCTTTACCACCACAACCACAAACTCCTGATCCTGGCCCAGAAGCATTTCCTCCACCTCCACCACCAGTATTTTCTTCTGCATTTGCAGCACATCTTGGTCCACCTTTTTGGCCTTGACCGCCACCACCTATGCCACCTAATGCACTAACTGTTTGAGGCGTTGTTTGAACCCCACCACCGCCACCACCAGCATAATATCTACCACTTCCACTTATTCCTGAAATTACTCCTGTTCCACCTTCACCACCTTGGTTTTGTGGAGAATTAGTTGCATTTCTACCTGTTTGAAAAGCTCCACCACCGCCACCACCACCATTACCATAAGGATTTACTCCATTTCCTCCTGGAGCGCCTTGAGGTCCTCCAGAAGCACCTGCAATTGAAGGTGTATTACCAGCTTGACCAGTTGAATTACCTGGAGTTCCTGGACCACAACGTCCATTTCCTCCACCACCAGAACCACCTGTGCCAGCTTTTGGTGCAGCTGATCCCCCGGATGCTCCACCTCCACCACCATAAGCAGTGTGAGTGCATGTATATGCAAATATTGTATTTCCACCAGACCCACCAACAGTGTTTCCACCACCAGGTCCTGATGCTGCTGGTACTCCACCAGCTCCTACTGTTACGCAATAAGTTCCTGGAGTTGCATCAACTTTTGTAAAACATAAATTATCATAAGACTTAACGACACCACCTGCTCCGCCTCCGCCACCAGCTTCACCGGTTCCACCATCGCCACCTGATCCACCACCACCAACTAAAAAGAAATCTAAAGGTCCACCTGCAGGTCCAGGGCTTACCCAATTACTTGATTTTACTTTACAATAAACTTCACACATTGACCAAATACCTGGAGCTTGAGCAGCTATTCCTGCTTCTTTTACAATAACCACACCTTTACCACCAGGGTTACCACCACCTGAATACCAATTAGCAGAACCTCCACCACCTGTTCCTGTTTTACCTTCATTACCAGAAGAAGGATATGCTACACATGGAGTAGAACCATCTCCTGCTCCACCATAACCACCCATTCCAGTATTATTTCCGCCACCAGCTCCACCACCAGAAAAAAATCCTGCTTCTCCAAATTCTGTTCCAACTACAGGATATGCACTTTTAGCAATTCCTCCATCTCCACCATGTTGTGGTCCTGTTTCTGCAGTTCCTGCTGCACCAGCACCACCGCCCCCACCAGCTGGGTCTGTTCCTGTTGGACTTCCTGGTCCACCAGCATTACCATAACCTGTTAAACCTCCTGAAGGGGATTGATTACCTGGACCTGGACTATCATTACCAGCTCCACCGCCTCCACCACCAGATCCTCCGGCACCACCGCATTGATTTCTATCGTTGTTACCACCAAGACCGCCACCATTTGCAGTAGCTGCTCCATCTGGACTTGCTGCGCAAACATCAAAAACTGAATTTCCACCAGCTGTAGTATTTCCGGGTCCTGTATAGGTTCCGGCACATCCAACTGTTACAACATAATCTGTTCCACCTGAAATAGTTTTACAACCAAATAAAAGGCCACCACCTCCTCCGCCGCCACCAGAGCCACCACCAGTTTTTCCACCTGCACCTCCACCACCAACAACTAAAACTTTAGCTGTAGTAGTTCCAGGTTGCGATGTAAATGTACCTGAACATTTAAAGATTGTTTTCTTTTCCGCTTGAGCTGCGGTTACGGTTGTAGTGGGTCCAATTATGCCGCCATTACCTTGAGCCATAATTCAACCTCCTATTGATCTGTCAATAATTCAAATGTGATAGTTAAATCCAAATCTGAAGCAGCGCTTGCATTGGCTTTTAATATATCTGATTCTCTTAAATAAATTGGAGTATCACTTATTACTAATGATGCATCCGCCGGTACCGCAATTGTTTTGGCTAAATAAGTTGTTGCATCAGCGCCTGTAACTGTTGTGTTTGTAAAAGCTTGAGAATTTGTAGTAATAGCTACATCAACATCAGCTGAATCTGTACCATCAACGTTTGCTACAACTATTCTATTAATTTTTAATAAATAATTTGAACTGGGTGAAATTAAATTTGCTAATCCACCAGTGCCTAAATTCCATCCCATACTTCCCGCTGTTATACTTGTGACATTTACTATATTTGGGTTTGCCATAATTTTTTTCTCCTGTGTTTATCTTTTAACCGAAAATCATTGCCATTGCAATAGCTTTACCTGTTGATATTCCTGCACTTCCCCATGATAAATTCCCTGATGAATCAGATAATAAAGCCTGTCCTGAAGATGTTGCATCTGCTGCTGGTAATTTCCAAGTTACTGCTCCCGTAACCGTAGTTGGTGCCTGAAATCCCACTGCTGCTGAGTTATCGGCATCATTAAATTTAACAGCATTATTATTTGATAAAGTAATATCTGAAGAAGTAGCAAATAAATCTACAATGTTTGGGTTAGTTCCATCATCTGCTTTTGCATAAACAATTTTAGTTCCTTTGTCTGCAGCAACCCAAGTAACACTAGTTCCTGAACCACTAGTATATTGAAACTCAACTGAGTATGCACCACTTGTACTGTTTTTAATTATATACCAATTTTGTACATCTAAAGCAATTGAAACAGTAATGTTACCTGTGATGGTTCCTGTTAATTCAATAATTCTTGTAGCAACTGATGCTCCAGTTGATCCATCAGATACATTAAGAGGTGTGTCACCAGTACCATTACATGCTTGTGCTTTATAACCACCAGATATTTGTTCTAAAATTTCTAAATTTGTATTTGTTTTATCACCCCATAGACCGGCTTGTTCGCCAGTTACCATTTTTTCTACCCCTAAAGGTGTATAAGTTGAAGGCATATTTTATCTCCTGTTTTAAGCTGCAATATCAGTCCACGTTACCGTAGAACCTGTATTCACCTCACTATAAGTTACTGTCGTTCCAGTGTCAACAGTAGCCCATGCTATAGCATTTGCTGTTCCTAGTCCAGAAGTTATCTGTACTCCCGTAGGTTTAATTACAGCTGTTTGTTTAGTAGTTACAGCACCTAAAGATGACGTAATAGATTGGCCTGTAAGAGCTACTTTAGAAATTGCGTCTACAGAGCCTAAACCTGTAGAAATACCAAAGCCAGTTGGTCTAATAGTTATATCAGTAAAGGCTTTAAATGTGCTACCCAAACCTGAAGTTATAGTTACTGCTGTAGGTTTAGCATCTACTCCACCAATTGTTGTAGCAGGATTAATAGCAGACGTTATTTGTTGACCTGTTAAGCTAACAGTTTCATAATCAGTAACTGTTGGACTTCCTACAGATGTTGTAATTTCTGGATCATGGACGTGAACATAAGTTCCATCACATTCTAAATCTACTAATCCATACCCTGCGGTAATAGTTTGAGCTGTAGGTTTAACTAATGCATTTGCGCTCGGAACAACCGTTCCAAGAGCAGACGTAATTTGTTGACCTACAAGTGCTGCTGAATATGCATCACCCCACGCAAGGTTACCCCACGTTTTTCTTCCCCAACCAACTTCAATATCATCTTCTACAACTGGTGTTCCAGTTGCTGCTGTGGTAGCTAATCCTGTTAGAGTTACAATTACACTTGAACCGTTAGTGCCCCAATCTTCTTCTCCCCAAAGATAACGACCCCAACCTTGATTAGAATAAGCATTTACGGTTCCAACGCTTGAAGTAATAGCGATACCCGTGGTATCGGCTGCAACTATATCCGATGCCCAAGAGTTGGCCCCCCATTTATTATTGCCCCAGGTAGAAGCCATCTCTTAAACCTCCTTATTTAGGCTAATCTGATTATTGCCAAAGTGTCCGTAAAGTTTGGAAATTGAATTGTAAAAGTTCCTGATGTAGATGTTTTATTAGAAACAAAATCTAATACTGCAACAGATTTATTAGCTTCTGATGTATTATAAATTAATGCACCCATTGCTGTAATTGTTGCTGTTAAGTAAGATAAGTCTGCAAAATCTACAATAGCTGTTGTACCTGATAATTTGTGAGTTTGTCCTTGTAAAACTTTTCCTCCACTTGAGTAATCTCCTGTGGAATCTGTTACTTGCCCTCCAGTTGTAAAACTTGCAAGGGAAGGTCCTATTACAGATGAATCTGTATATAAAGCTAATTTAAATTTGTCTCCACCCGTTGCATCGAAGTTGTGCTTAGCCTCTAATAATTGATTTTTAAAAGAACTTGTAATTGCACTTGTTGTTATTGCCATAATTTTTTCTCCTGTTTAATTATGGTGACGGTGAATCAATTTTGATTCGAATCGCACCATTGAAATAATCGTCTCTTCTTCTTCGTCCAATCTGCTCTACAGCATACTTGGATACTGCATTTGTATACTGTTTTTCATAATATTGCAACATGTCCATAGGACCTTTTAAATAACTAAAAGCTTCTATTAAACAAGCATACAATAACCCGTTAGGAAATCTTTGACTTAAATAAGTTTGAGTATTACCTGACGATAACCCATTAGGTTTTGCTACATAACTTGCTTGAATAGCATAAGCCGATCCTGGAACAGGGGCAAACATTAAAGTATCGTCATCATAATTTGCGTAATATTTAGGAACTCCAGTCGCCAGTGAAGGGTTATATTCATCAATAAAAGTTGTATCTCTTTTTTCTAAAAAAATCTTATCCCCTCCACTAGTAATTTGAAGTGCTCTAATTACTAAAGCTCCTGTTGGAAAATTTAAATACTTTTGAGAAGCAACCATATTAGAGGTAGCGTATCTTCTATCAGCATCAGTATTAACATCTCTTAAAATTCTCTCCTCTGCATCTAATATAAATCCATCCACAATAGTAGAAGTAAAAACTGAGCTATCTACTTCTGTGTAATCTCTAATTTTTGTAACCAATTCTGAATAATTTATTCCTGCCATTATACTACTACCGTTACCTTTCCTACTGCGCTATACATACTTAATATTTTCCCTTGAGGCAATGGCAACATTCCAAAAACTATCTTTCCTTCAGAATTATAACCATGATCTACTGAAAAAAGACTTTCTCCAATATTACCTGTTAAAACACCTACTCTGACCGTCATATTACCTATATTATGCTGTACTCGAGTATTTCTTAAAGCCTGAGGATCTCCCCCATAAACTTTTGGGTCTAATTGAGGTGATTTAGGTTCATATTCAGATATATGAACTAAAGCTCCATTCCATTCTTTTACCATTTCTAGATATGGAAAAGCTTGTCCAGATCTATCTGAAATTGATAACGCGTATTTTCCTTTTGCAAAAGCTCTAGCCATTTTAAGTTACCGTTGGGTAGTATTGAGCCGGAGTAATAAAAGTGCTTGATCTTGAACCATCTTCGTCTAGTGCACGTTTTACTTCATCCTCATAATACAGTTTTAATTGTTGTGTTCTTTCAGGAGCATATTTTTGAGATAAATAAAATGCTAATCCCGAAATCATACATGGAATCCATCTAAAAGGAACATCTGCAGTATTAGTATAAGCTCCTGCATCTTGAATTCTTTGCAATGAATAATATTTTAGATGAGTATAACTTTGAGCATCAGGAGTAATATATAAAGTTATATTAGGAGTATTCGTTCCTGAAGTTACT